TCGTAGCACCAGAGATTCAACTGGTAGCAAGTGGCCCGTTCTGTTCCAAGGTGGAGCCATACCCGTGTAGATCATGCCGCTAGGCGGATATCTGCAAAGCTATCGTTATCGTTAGCATTTATGTTTAATGGCACTTTGCCAAGCAATCAGTCTCAAACCGCCCTATTACACGAAAATCGAATTCCATAGTCACCCCCATCATCTACTATGCAAACACACTTCGGCTTCCTGGCATGTTCGGGATACGATTATAACCGTATCCGGATTAATGCATAGTAGATGGTGGAGGTGCGGGGAGTCGAACCCCGGTCTTTCCGCCTTTATTGTTGATTGTCAACAACTGATATTCTATTTATACCCTAACGGGCTTTAATTGTACATGCTTAATTGCACCAAGACTGCTTTGCATCGCCAAAATATGCACGCGCAAAACCGTTCTTGATAAGAAGATCTCGTAGGCTCATGCCGTCAAGGAGAATATCTCCAAGGACACGACCACCGAACTTGTCCCAATCGTACAGAACAACCTGATGCTTCTTCGTAGATTTGATTACCAAATTGGTGAATTCACTAGCTTGTTCGCCGCGTACTTTTTCGCTAGTACACTTGGCCCGAAAGCTCTTTTCAGGTGTATCGACGCCAAAGATTCGAACGCCAAGTTCAGGCTTCAGAGGAGCTGGCAGATACGGAGCGGTAATGACAATCGTATCACCATCAATCGCACGGACAATGGTAGTATCATACGTCACACCTGTAGGCGTCTTCTGCGCGATAGCTGGAGTTGCCAGCATCACAAGTGCTAGCGCAATAAAATTCTTCATATGTTATTCCTTAGTTACAACGGGTTTCCCAATAAACGTAGCGTTCGCCTCGACGCCATTCGGTAATCTGCTCGCGAACGCAATAGCGTCTGTCATATCTATAATCAGGCGGGTAGTAACGGATTTCGTTGTATGGCTCATAATCTCTTTCTCGCTCTCGATCTCTCTCGCGATCTCGATTGCCTGAGCTCAGAGCACCGACTACAACACCGCCGATGATTGCACCGCAAAGCCAGCCACAACCACTTTTACGACGCTCTTGCTGAACATGACCACGATCACGATCACGACGATGATCAGCAAAGGCAGGAGTAGAGATTAGCATACTGCCGACAACTAAAGATGCAATAAGTTTCTTCATATTAGAACTCCTCATCAATATCTGCAAACATCACTCGTTTTCTTGGATCGCCAGCGGCAATGCATCGAGTGAGTGTAAGCGCTTCTTTGTAATTCTTCGTATGGAACATCACCGGGAAAACGATCTCATCGTCATCCTCGGTTTCGAAAGACATTCCTACAAAGTAAGTACCATTTTCTTCTACCATTCACTTATTTATTATCGGTAGATTTTTCCTTCTTGAGCTTCTCACGTTTGCGATTACCGAGCCAGTATAATCCTGCAAAAGGGCCGGCAAGGATACCGAGGGCAAGGGCAATCGGCCAAAAAATACTAACTAGAAGAAACATCCAGAATAGATCGTTTTTAATACTCTCGGGTTCATTCATAGTACCGAGTCTGTAGATTCCAGCACCAAAAAGTACAACAGCAACAATTAACCATAACCAAAACATAACTTAACTCCTTACCTTTACATAACTAAACGAATCATAACCAGCATAACCATCTGCCCACTGATTGCGAGCTTGTTCTTCGAATTCGATGGATTCTGCATTCTCCTTAAAGTATTGCTTAGCTGCAGTACTAACAGAGTAGTCATCTTGAGCCTGGATTTCAAAGTAACCTGATTGCCAAACCTTTTTGAACTGAACCTTATAGGTCTTGAGCTTCTTGAGCTTCTTGATCTTATCCTTCGTAGAACCAGGCTGACTGTTGAGGATCTGATTGAACTTACTCTCGCTAAGAGAAGCAAGCGGTCCCCACGATTCAACAGAACGATTCTTAACTTCAAACATTCTTTTCTGCTTTCCATTTAAAGTGATTACGTGCATACACAATCGCAAGAGCGATGCTCATTGGAATCAGGCCCCATGTTTCACTAGCAATAATCCATGTCACCCATAGGACCTGATTTGCAAGACCGACTGCCCACGCTCGAGGATGATTGTTACCTGCCAGCAATGTCATCCAAATGGTAAGGCATGACATTAGCCATGGCAGGTAAGTTACAATCATGCGGCGTCTGCAAATTCGATGGCAGTTTCCAATGCCTTCGTCTTGAGGTTCTTGTTTGAACCATACCATGCAGAAGTCATACGATTATCTGCATTACGACCAATCATGTGATCAGTCATGAAGGTAACCGCGTTGAAAGCCTGCCACCAGCTACCTTCGCCAAACTCAGCACCAGGTTGTTGGTCCATGATTTCGAGAGCGATACCAGCATTCTTGCTGAGATCTTTCTTCGAACCAGTAACAGGGAATACACGCTGGAAATACTCGACGATGTTCTCGTCAGTGTAGCGCTTCGAACCAAGATAAGCAGCCATTTCCTTGTACTTCGCAAGCTTTTCCTTGGCAACACCGAGTGTTTCCTTGACAACGTCACCGTCAAACTCACGGCGATGGCTGACCTTTACAATCTTGCTCGACTGGCTGTTGAGCGAGAGAGTCAGAGTGTTGTTGCAAACAACGCGAACAGGAGTGAAGCGAACATCGATCGACCAACCATACTTATGAGGATTGGTGAAGAGCAGGTAGGAATCAACCTGATCGCCCTTGAACAATTCGAAGGAATCCTTTACCTTCGCCAAGGCCCAAACAAGCTGACCATCGCGAAGCGAACCAGCGGTGTGCATTTCCATCTCACCAGCTGCAACGAAATCATTAAAGAATTCGAAGGCTGCTTCGTTCTGATTAGGAACCCAATCGTTGGTGATCACGTCAAGGATCTTGTTGTCGATGTCACGAACCAGAGCGGAGTGACCGATGTCGGTTTGTTTGCCACCGATATTGGCAAAAGCAGTAATTGGATTGACCTTCCAATCAAGACCAGCGGCCTTCAGCATCTGATCAGGAGTCAGGTCGTTCGAGACCTTTGTGCCGAGGCCATGCCACGGAGTTTCGCCTGCATAAGCCATCGAAGCCTTGCCGTCGAGAAATTCAATCATATGTGCCATAATATAGTTTCCTTTTTCAATTTGGTAATACCATTCTACCAAAGAATGGCTTATTTGTACATGTTTATTTTAAAATTATTCGGCTGATTCAATCAGTGCACCTACGCCAATCATGAAGATACCGAGACCAAATAAACCCTGTACCGCGAACCGAAGAAGGCTTGCATCTTCAGGAACACACATGATCATCAGACCGGCGAAAACTGCTACATACTTCATCATTTTTGTTTCCTTCATCATTATAGGTCCACCTTACCAAAGTTTTGATAAAATGTACATGTTTATTTTTCGATAAAATCACAAACCATCTGAAAAAAGTCATCGGGCTTTTCGTCCTCGAGGACCATGAGATAGTCACGAACATCTTCTGTGATGCCATGCTTGGCGAAATATGCGGCGATGGCTCGCTGAACGGTATCCATGCCGAAGTAACCGATAACAGGACTACTCATACATCATCCTCCATTTGTTCTACCATAATCTCAATGATACGTTCGAAGTCATCATCAGGGTGCAGCATATAATCTGCAGAGATATCACCATACATCTCAGTGCAAGTCTTCATGGTTTCAACACCATGAGTTCCACCGAGGGCTTCATAGATGAAATCAAATGGATCATCTTGAGCGAGGATGTATTCATATAGCTTAGTCATTTTTATTTCCTTCTTTATTATAGGTCCACCTTACCAAAGTTTTGATAAAATGTACATGTTTATTGTCAAAAAAAATGCGACCGAAGCCGCATTTTCTTATCCGTACATTTGATGGTAAGATCGAACCAGATCGGTCGCTTTCTCAAGGTAGTTTTGAGGACGTTCCCTAAACACTTGTGCCTCGAGAGAATCATCGACACCAATGATGATAACGATATCCTTCACTAAGATGCCTGTCATTTCCCATAGCATGTATGCATAGAGACTGGTCTGTAGGAAGTATCCTTCGATCCAGTCCTTTCGCTTCAGCTTCGCAGAAGTCTTATAGTCAATGATCGACAGACGGCCGTCGTAGTCTGCTATGAGGTCGCATGAACCTGCTAGTTTCAGATGATCGGAGAAGAGCGTACATTCTGTGGCTCTGATCATGTCAACCTTGTCGTCAAGGATCATCTTGATCTGACGAAACATCATCATGTTATGAGGCATCGACGTATCGATGTCATGGCCTAACACATAGTTTTCACACATCGTATGGATGTTAGTTCCACGAGTGGCAGCCCGAGATGAAACTCGAGCTGCTTCGTCCTCGCCTACTCTTTTCTTCCAAGCTTCAAGGGCAGATTTATCAGTCATCTTACCGAGGACGGCGGTGACAGACGGATATCTCTTTCCTTCTGGTGTCTCATAGAGACGTGTTGGACCATCTATCCTTTGCAGCTCCGCAAAGTCTAGCAAATCGTATTCGAAACCTTTACGGTTGAAGTCCGAGTTTTTGACGAGCAATTATATATTCCTTCACTAATTTCGATCGAACGATATCCTGTTCGAGAAAGTCAACATGTACAAAATCATTCAACTTACCGAGGACCTTCATAAAGTCCTTGAGTCCGTTGCGTTCTTGGTCCTTCGTAAGATCTGACTGACGGAAGTCACCGCAGAACAATACTTTACAACCCTTACCAATACGAGTGATCACCGAGTCCAGTTCGTGGAACGTCATGTTATTGACTTCATCCACAATGACAAAACAGTTGTTCATGGTAATACCACGAACGAACGACGTTGAGATAAACTCGATGGCGTTCTTCTGCTTGAGGATCTCGTATGCATCAGACCGATCAAATAGTTCAGTGCAGATTGCATAGTAAGGTGCCTCATAGACCTTCATCTTTTCTTTCTGGTTTCCTGGAAGAAAACCCATATCTCGTGTTGGTACTACCGATCTTACAATATAAATCTTATTTTGTACACCGGTATTTTCCATCATCGATTCGATGGCCTTATACAGAGCAATAAACGTTTTGCCTGTACCAGCCATGCCGTGCAACATCAAATGTTTTCCATCATCAAAAGCGTCAAACGCAATGCGTTGGTTTTCTGTGAGTGGATTAATATTTTTTAAATTGAAATTTTGAGTTTTAAATGTCAACCCTTCTTGTGTGTCACCATTTTGTCTGGCGATTCTTTTTTCTCTCTTAGTTAAACGAGGTTGGCTATGTTGCACAAGTTGTCCTTATTTTTTATTACGAGCCTTATTTACTGCCTCTCTGGTCTTGGTGCTTTTAATACCTTTATCAGCGTGTTTTTCACCGAGTGGCGAGTATGGGTTGGCATTACCGATTCTATTGAGTAGGTCGTTAAAGCCCGAATCATTTTTGTGAGTTACGCCTGCTATTCCTGATACAAAATTAGGAGCGCCTATAATCTCTTCGATGTCTGGATTGGCCTCGAGAAAATCAATTTTCTGTTGATAGTTAAAGAATTCCTCGAAAACTTCTCCGGTTTCTTTGAGTCTAAATTCGTATATAGGCATTAATAATCTTCATCTTCTAT